TGGTACAACTTATAGAATGTTAGATTGGTCTAGAAGAAATAGTGCTAAGAGCTTTACGTTAGCATCGACCGCTGCTGTGTATGGAGAAACAGAACAAATACCTGTTAAAGAAACAGATGAATTGAATCCTATTTCTCCATACGCTGAATGGAAATTAAAAGCTGAAGATTGTTTAAGCATGTACAAATCATATTTTACATGTACAGCACTCAGATTCTTTAATGTCTATGGCAACGGTCAAAGTAGCACTGGAAGTTATGCTCCAGCTGTTGCAAGATTTTTAGATCAATATAGATCTGAACAACCAATAACAGTGACAGGTTCTGGCTTACAAACCAGAGATTATGTCAATGTTAATGATATATGTTCAGCACTATATGAATCTGGAAAAAGAATTGGACCATTCTTAATAATGAATGTTGGATCAGGCAAAGAAATAGCTATCTTAGACATAGCAAAAGCCTTTGAAACAAATATAACATTCATTGATAAAAGAAAAGAACCAATGAGATCTGGAGCTGATATTACTTTAATTAAAAGTAAATTAGCATGGAGACCAAAGGAAAATATCTTTGAATGGATCAAACATAATTTAGATCTTTGACATATTGGTAAAATAAAGAAATTAGGATGCATACAGCAAATTTAAAAACTTTTATTGGAAAAAGCAAAACTGCATCCTGTTAAATAGACACTTAGCTCAATTGGTTAGAGCATTCGCCTGATACGCGAAAGGTTACAAGTTCGATTCTTGTAGTGTCTACGCAGAAATCCAACACAACGACGACTTGCAAACAAAGTATTCTAGTGATAGAAGCAGTCATCCAAGTATGATTTGGAACGTGCACTGGTAGGCAACCAACCTATATTATGATACGAGCTAATACTTGTGGATTAAAGGTGACGATCAGGAAAGACTGATAATTTTGGTCTCATAGTTAATCGGCTATAATATTGCCCTGTCACGGCAAAGTGCCGGGTTCGATTCCCGGTGGGACCGCAAACGATTGTTGTTCTTTGACATACTAAAAAATAAAAATTAAAAAATATGGATACAATATCATTTATTTTAGGAATGTCCTCGGTGGTGGTTATCGCAATTGCGGTGGTTGCTGTCACAGGATTTTTTAAGGTCAGAAATGTTGAGAAACAATTCAATAACTACGAACAAAACTTTATGGTTGAGTTTGATAGTAGAACAAAAGAAATTCACGATAATATAAATTATGTAAATAATGATTTAAATCGTAGAATTGATGAAGAAGGCAATGAATTAAATCGTAGAATTGATAACACAGAAAGAGAAATCTTTTCCCAATTAGATTCTCGATTAGATAAATTGGAAACTAAATTGACAGACACAATTAAAAACGGTTGTGATCCTGTTAAAAATAATTAACGAGTCATAAGACATAATAAATAAATCGTTAAAGACAATAATCGTTATTACCCTTTCGTCTAATGGCAGGACAGCTGGTTTTGGTCCAGCTAATCGAGGTTCGAGTCCTTGAGGGGTAACCAAACATAGCGGGTTGGTAGAAGTGGTATCTCGCGAGCCTCATAAGCTCGAGGTCGGGGGTTCGAATCCCTCACCCGCAACCAAATGAAGTGTAGCTCAGTGACATTAATGAGAGCAAGTCGTAAAAGACCGTGACGGTAGGTTGAATTCCTCCCACTTCATATTTGGTCCCATCGTCTATCGGTTAGGACATCAGGTTTTCATCCTGAAAAGTCGGGTTCGACTCCCGGTGGGACTACTAAGAATAACTGTCACTCCATTCAATGTGATGTCGACAATCACGAATGGATCAAAGTGTTCATCACCCTCAGCCTAGGCCTAGAGAAAACTCTAATGAAGCTGTTAAGATTGGAGCGAGACGGGTACTCCAAAGTTATTCTTAAATGGGGAATTAGCTCAGCTGGCTAGAGCGCCTGCCTTGCACGCAGGAGGTCATCGGTTCGACTCCGATATTCTCCACTATTGATGATGAAATAGTAATTAAACGAGTATCCAGAGGGAACACTGCCAGAATCCCACAACAGATAGGACGGAGAAAAGTTAATGAAAGACAATGGCGCATCGGGAACTCACACAGGCCGCAATCTGTAATCGAGTATGAAGAGTACATACCAATAGCTCTCTTTATCCCGCAATGGTAAGAAAAATGGTCGACTCATCAATAAATTCCTCGGTAGCTCAGCGGTAGAGCACGCGACTGTTAATCGTGTGGTCGTAGGTTCAAATCCTACCCGGGGAGCAACTTAAAACCGATTCGGGTTCGACGTAAAATGGATCCTGCGCCTTGAAATATAGACAAAACGTCATTAAATATCCATCATTGAAGGTGTCATCGGTGACCTTCTAATTGCGAATATCGTATAATGGCTTATTACTCCAGCCTTCCAAGTTGGAGATCTCAGTTCGATTCTGAGTATTCGCTCCAAATTTTACCAATATGTAAATAAATGCCTGAGTGGTGGAATTGGTAGTCACGCCAGATTTAGGATCTGGTGCCGAAAGGCGTGTCGGTTCGAGTCCGACCTTGGGTACAAAAATAATAGATATATAAGCCAATATGTCAAAGTTAAAATCATTTTCTGAATTCGCTGGATTTAAAGAAGTCGATGCTCTTGGTTACGGCAACGAAGCTAAGAAACATCGCTTAACATATTCCAAAGAAAAACCAGTTATCATTAAGATGACCAAAGAAAATGGTGTCTATGAACAACTCTTACACTTTCAAAATCCAAGAAATTCAAGTCAAGAAACTCTTTCTGAAATAGAAGAAAATATATCTTTGCAAAAAGAATTAAGCGATTCAGAAATTGAGTTTATTAAAAGAGCTGAAACTGACATGTTACTTTTAATCAATGAAAGATTAATTGAACTAGGTGGAACTGATGAGATGCTTCTTCTACAAGCAGTAACTGCATTTACAGATCCTTTGCTTTATAAGTTAAAACATTTTTATAATAGACCAAGACCTGCTCAATTAGCAAGAGCATTAGATTTAGAATTGTATCCTGTAATTCCTACTAATGCCTCAAGTGCAGCTTATCCAAGTGGACATGCTCTTGATTCATATACATGTGGTTGGATCATTGGTCAAAAATATCCTGAATTAGCTGATCAAATTTCAACTTTTTGTGAAGAAGTAGCTTTTACCAGAATTCAGGCTGGTGTACACTACAGATCTGATGCTGATTTTTCTAAAATCATCTTTGATAAATTAGTAGAATCACAGACAATAACCTTGGATTATTTTTTATTGTAAGCCAAAAGCCCAATTCGCTTCATTATAAGAAGTCCAATAGCCATTAGCGTTTAATTCAGTTTTGGCAGTTGCTGCGTTAGCTGGACTAACTGTTACTAGAGTTTGTGCTAATTGTAAAAAAGCTGTATCATTCTTTGCACATCTTAAAAACTTGATATTGGCATTCTTGTTACCAAGAAAGTTAAAGCCATTTGGAACACTGTATTTTGAATTACTTTCAATAGTCATAACACCGTTTTGAGCTGGAGATAAACCAGGATATATCGCAGCGCCACCTGCGTCTATGCCAAATAAGTTTAAACCACCTGCACCTGCTGGAGATGCAGTTGGTGAATTATTCCAATTGCCACCATTTACTCTAATCCAACATGCATCATCTGTGGGTGATATTGCCATATCAATAATATCTCCATTTACCCAAGTTGGAGTACCTGACGACATGCCTAGGCCCGCGAATTGAATTGCGTTGGCATGCCAAAAGTTTCCATTACTAGAAAATCCAATACTAGCTGTATTATTTCCTAGAGGACTATTAGTCTTTGTTCCATCATTACCAATACCAATATAAGACAATCCAGTTCCGGAAGTACATTTGACACTAAACATTATTGATGATCCATCAAGTGGGCTTAATGTAAGCACTGATTGAATTACTGTGGTTCCTTGAGTAGCTGTTGTATTAGAATTACTTAATGTAATATTACTACCCATTACATTTGGATCTAAATAAAGATTATCGACTGGAAATTGAGTAGGTTGATTATTATTGGTATTATATACAGCAATGATATATCCTGGAACTTCATCTGGACCAGCATACCAATCTAATCCACCTAAGCCATCGTAATTTTGATTATCCACACCGATAACGATATTTCCCACTACAGATGTTCCAATAGGAGGACTTCCAGGATTTTGTGTGATTGCAAAGGGTCTAAATTGTGCCATTTAATATGATTATTTTCTTCTATATATTCAAAAAGATATATAGAAAAACAAAGTACATCTACCGTGGAATTATTAACTTACGAATCATTTATAAACAGTTCTAAGATCGTTGAATCTAGAAGACAACTACTAATAAACATCTTTAATCAATTTGAAGATATTAAGCCGATTATGAACGAGGCTATTGCTATCATAGAACTTGGATCTTTAGACGAGGCTTTCGAAGGAGAAATCAATGAAGAAAGCATCATGGCTAAAATGAAAGATAAATTAGCTCAAGCTGTTGCTGTTGCAAAAGAAAAAGGCAAAGAAGCCTTGACTGGAGCTCAACAAAAAATTATTCAATTAGGTGGAAGTATTGGTAGTGTTATTAAATTAATGATTGGTAAATTAAAAGAATGGATTTCAGCTGCATTTACAGCTGCTAAAGGATTTTATGCCAAAGCTGCTCAAGCTAAATCAGCTGATATTAAGGATATGGTTAGTAAAGCAAGCGATGATACAAAGAATTTAATGATTAAAGAAATAGGACATTTAAAAACAGTTACTTCTTCTACTGCTTCATGGGTAATGAGTGGATTTTCTAAAGATGCAACTAAAGCTGCGGCTGAAGCTGCTAAAGAAGATGTTAAAGAATCATTTGAATTGGTAATTTTAGAATCTATTAATGAAGCTGTTTTATCAGGTGAATTGGACTTTACAGATCTTTTAGAATCTGATGGTCACAGTGCTGGAATTCCGTTTGTTAGTGCTATTGCACATAAAATGCACCATATTCCTCCATTTAATCTATTAGACAAAGTAAAACAAGGAGCTGAGAAAGTTGCCTCCGGAGTTTTAAATAAACTTTCATATTATGCAACTGAATTAGCAGGTGCTCCAGGCCCATTTAAATTTGTTGCTCTGGCCGCCATTATTGGTATTATAGCTGAAGTACAGTTTAAAGGTATTGCAAAACATGCAGTTTTACACGCTGTTCCTGGATTAGGTTTAATGGCTTCTATTATATCTAACGTTGCAATGGCATTAGCCGTTGTTGGTATTGTTGAAGCGCTTATCGCTAAAAAAGATGGCGATGAAGAAGGTCACGACAAAGCTGAAGCCTAACTGAAACATTATTTTATTAGGGAGTATAACTCTAAAATAAAATTACATGGACTCAAAAGAATTTCTTTACAATTATCTAAACGCATTTTCACCAGTTGGTCAAGAGACCGAAGGACAGAAAATTTGGGCAGATTATATTAGACCATTTGCCGATCAAGTAAAAGTCGATGCTTATGGTACTGCTTATGGCATCTTAAAAGGCAGCACAGCTGACCAAGATTTATCGCACAGATACGCTGAGCCATATCGAGTAGTTTTAGAAGCACATTGTGATGAAATTGCATGGATCATTACTCAAATCGAAAAAGACGGTTACGTTCGAGTTAAAAGAGCTGGTGGATCTGATAATATGATCGCAGCTTCAAAATCTGTGATCGTACATACTCATAAAGGTCAAAAAGTTAAAGCATTCTTTGGTTCTCCAGCAGTTCATGTTAGAGAAAAATACACCGAAATGGGACCAGATCAGCATGAATTATGGTTGGATTTTGGAGTTGATTCAGCTGACAAAGTAAAAGAACTTGGAGTTGAAGTTGGCTGTATGGTTACTTTTGACGATCAGTTTAGTGAGTTAGGTGACTATTATGTTGGTCGTTCATTGGATAATAAGATTGGTGGTTATATCATCGCTGAAGCTCTTTTACGCATTTCAAAAATGAATCATCGTTTACCATTTGACTTATATGTAGTTAACTCAGTCCAAGAAGAGGTTGGCTTATTTGGAGCTCGTATGATTGCTCAAACTATCAAAGCTGATATTGCATTAGTACATGATGTTTGTCACAATACGAATCATCCAATGATGAATAAAGCCAAAGATGGCGATATTGAAGGTGGCAAAGGACCTTGTGTTGAATATACTGCACAAAACCATCGCAAACTGATCAAACTTTATCGCGATACAGCCCATGATCTTGAGATACCACTTCAATTAACAGTTGGATCTTATGGAAATGATACAGTTTCTTTCTTCTTAGAGAATACTCCGACTGCAATTTTAGCAACACCATTGAAATACATGCACACAACGGTTGAAATGGCACATAAAGATGACGTTGAAAACGCTATTACACTATTTGTCAATACTTTATTAAACCTAACGGTTTATGAAATCGAATCTATAAAAAATCCTAGAATCTAATGGAAACCTACATTATTGTAAAAAACATCACAACTGAAACTGGCACACTTCCAGTCCTAATTCTAGATGGTCACTCTGAAATATTAGAATTTGACGATTTAGAAAAAGCTGAAGATACCAGGCAAATGCTACAAGAAAATAGTGATTCAGGTCATGTTTATACGATCAGAACTATCAAATGAAACAATTCCAAACAGCTTCGTATAAAATCTGTAACTTAAAAAATAAAGTATGACCGTTTACCATTCATTTAAGAGATTATCACAGAAGTTGGCAATTAGAATGCATAGGGCTATGGATCCTGCACAGCACACTCAGCCAACAGAGTTTGAATTTGAAACTTTAGCAATTTGCAGATCACTAATTAATAGATCTAATTCAGAATTGTTAATTTCACCATTATCTGGTAAAAGATTTATCAAAAATTCAGATTCACAAATCTACTTTATTATTCAAGATGGCATGGTTGATATTATTAATCACACTTATTCTTATAATGTCAAAATTACTTTAAAGGCTTATCAGCGTTTGGTTAATGCCTTTGATATGGAAGTAGAATCTCGTCGCCAAGAAATGGAAGATGAGATCAGATCAAATGTAAAGCATTCATTAAAAACCATTTTTCAAACACTTTCAAATGAAGCAATCTAAACTGCTATTCCTAGGAGGCGCATTTACCATATTATTAATTGTTGGCTTTTGTGGCATGATTATTTGGGCATTTATTACTAAAAGCGATAATGTACCATTTCAATCAGTCAAAGAAAAGAAAGATTCAGTAGCAATTGAGATCAAAGAAGTAAAAGTGCCAGTTTATGTTCATGACACAGTTACAATTAAAATTCCATGTCGTAAACAACACTGTGAAATAAAAACAGACACTGCACAATAATTTTGAAACAAAAAAGAAAACAAATATATAATTAACAATGGAAAACTACAACAAAATCATCGCAGTTCTAGAAGAAGCTAGAGCAGATGCAGAAAAATTCTTTGAAAAAGGAAATAAAGCAGCTGGCACACGTGTTCGTAAAGCAATGCAAGATGTTAAAGCATTAGCACAAGCAGTACGCACAGAAGTTTCTGAAAAGAACAAAGAAGCGTAAAACGCATTAAAGGTTTCTTACAGCAATAAAACAGCATATAGAACCGGTACATTGTAGGTTCGAGTCCTACCTCTTATCGAAAGATAATTGTGGCGAAATTGGTAAACGCGCTGGTAAGCAAAAACAGAAACCTGACCTTATTGGGATACCTACAGCAACTACACAAAACTTCAATCTATAATGAACCAAAATGTGTATCCCGTTATTTTGCCTCCTTAGCTCAGCTGGTAGAGCAACTGATTTGTAATCAGTAGGTCGCTGGTTCGATCCCGGCAGGAGGCTCACCTAACTTTTTTACCTTTTACATAGATATATAGTTTATGGAAAAGTTAAAAAAGAAACAAGCCACTAGAAGAAAATATCATTACATTTATAAAACAATCTGTATCATTACAAATAAATTTTATATTGGAATGCACTCAACTGACAACTTAGAAGATGGTTATATTGGTTCAGGTAAAAGACTTTGGTACTCAATAAACAAATACGGCAAAGAAAATCATACTTGTGAGATATTAGAGTTCTTAGAATCAAGAGAACTTTTAAAAGAAAAAGAAAAACAATTAGTTAATCAGGATCTTTTAAATGATTCAATGTGTATGAATCTTGCAATTGGTGGAGAAGGAGGCCATGGCTCTAAATTTTTAACTAAAGAACAATTAGCAAAAGGCGGTAAAAATTCTATGGCTATTATAAAATTACTTAGAGAAACTGATCCAGAATATGCTAAAATAAATAGTAAGTCTATATCAAAGTCATATTATAAGGCGATTGAAGAGGGAAGAAGAATACCAAAAGCTTGGGGTAATTGGACTGGTAGGAAACACAAATTAGAAACTATTGAAAAATTAAAAGGTCATAGTCATCAAGTTGGTTTAAATAATTCCCAATATGGAAAATGTTGGATAACAAATGGAATTGAAAGCCAAAAGATTTACAAAGGCGATTCTATTCCAGAAGGCTGGAAATTAGGTCGTAAACAAATTTTGAAACAAAATAAAAACAATTAATATAACTATTATGAACAAAGAACAATTTTTAGGATTTTTACGTCACACTTTAACTGTATTAGGTGGTGTATTAGTAGCAAGAGGTTATATGGATGATTCAATGTTAGCTGAAGGTGCAGGTATTATTACTGCTCTTGTAGGTTTTATTTGGTCAGCAGCTTCTAAGAAAACAGTATAATTATATGGTGTCTCGGTACGCTCTGACGAAAGTTAACGACGAGGTCTCGGTTGGCAGACGGCCTCTGATCCAACCCACATTGCGAAAGTAGCTCAGCTGGTAGAGCTCCAGTTTACCAAACTGGAGGTCGCGGGTTCGAATCCCGTCTTTCGCTCCACTTTTAATTCAAAACAAAATGACTGAAAACGAAATTTTCAAATTCGGTGAGATTCAATATCTAACAGGACGCTTAGATGAACTTTACTACAAAGCATTACCAAATGTCTTAGATCTACATGGTAACAGAGGTATTGATGCCAGAATCGGTAAATACTTAGATAAGTTAAAATCAGTTGATGAGACAGCTTATTATCTTTACATGGTCGAGCATACTAATAGATCTCATGCCAGAACCAAAAGTCAAAAAGTAATTAAGAATATTTTAACTGAAGTTTTGGATCACGTGTCAGATGAGCCCTTAAAAGAAAAGATTCAAAGACATTTACATAAATACAGAAATGTATAAGATAATTTTAATGTTTTGTGCAGTTTTCATGGTGTTGGTATTTGTAATGGAATATCCAACATGGAGACGAGCAAAAAGAAAAGCCAAAAGAAAAGCAGAACGAGAGAGAAATAAATAAGTCATGAAGAAACTATTATTGATAGCACTGCTATTAATTACAAATTTAACATACGCACAACACAGAAGAGACTCAGTTAGAATTAAGACTGATATTTTTGAAGTAGTTTATTCAGAAGTTTTAGAACAACCAAGATGGATTCAATATTATGTTGAATGTCCAGATGGAACAGCCCCAAGATCTGGCTTAGAATTTAGATCTTATCCCAAAGTTAAAACATCTGATGATTCAGATTACGTAAATAATGTTTACGACAAAGGTCACATGGCACCAGCTGCCGATTTTGCATGTGATAGGTTTACAATAGCCAAAACATTTACTTATATCAATTGTGCTCTGCAACACCAAGATTTAAACAGAGGTGTTTGGAAAAACTTAGAAGTTTTCGAAAGAAATTTAGCTTTACGTGGCATAAAGGTAAAAGTTACTATTAAAGTTGATTTTACCAATGCAAAGAAATTATCCACAGGAGCCACAATCCCAACAGGCTTTTGGAAAATGATAGAAGCAGACGGAAAGGTTTATGAATTTTACTTTCTAAACGTAACTCCTACAAAATCAGATTTCATGTTATATCAAACTAATTGCTGTAAATAATGCAATCAAATACAAACCAAAATCGAGTACTACATATTGTAACTCGATGCAGTAGAATAAACAATATCATAACAGTTGGTCAATCTATTCCAGTAAAAGATGATGGAATACAATGGCATATTATCTTTGATGCAAACGTCTTAAAAGATGTTAGTACTGAGATTCTTAGCACATTGCAACGAGATTATAATGCTAAATTATACTTTGAATATTCTCAAAATGATTATCTTTACACAAGAATGAATAATGTCATTATTGATAATATCAAAGATGGTTGGGTATATTCTTTAGATGATGACAATATTTTACACCAAGAGCTGTTTGACAATTTTAAATTAAATTTAGATTTTTGTGAACAGTCTAACTTATTTGCAATGATTTTTAATCAAGATGTTTCATACAAAGATTGGACAGATCTTGATGTTAGGTTTGCAAAACCAGAGAATATGCGAGTTACTAAAATTGATCTAGCCCAATTTATTTTACACAGAACTGTCTTTAATAATTTTGAGTTTGAAGCTAGATATGATGCAGATGGTCGATTTATAGAGAGACTGTACGAAAACAACCCAGATAGATTTTTATTCATAGACAAGATTCTATCATACTATAATTATTTATAAATGATGCAATTATTAAACACACACCCTATTAAGAAGTCCGATTTGGGCTTTCATGGCAATTTATTTGGTGGTAAACTAATGAGCTGGATTGATTCAGCTGCAGCTTCTTATGCCATGGAATATTGTCACAATAGAAGAATGGTTACTGTTAGAATCGATGAATGCATCTTTAAAAAACCAGCAAAAGAAGGCAGTTTATTAAAGATCTACGGCCGAATGGAAAAGATTGGCACTACAAGTTGTGAACTTTACATGGAAGCCAGATCATTTAATGTTTACACTCATGGTGAAGAGGTGATTCTTGAAACTAATATTACATTTGTTCGTATAGATGAAGATGGCAATCCAATTCCAATCAGTGACAAAGTAAAAAAGCAGTTTAATGAAACAAAAGTAAAGAATGATATATAAATATCAAAGAAAACGTTCTTAAAGATATTGGACCCAAGGTATACGCTGCACCGATATAAAGTATAATAACAGAGTTGAATACGCAGTCACACAAAGTTATACCTTGCCTACAAGTTTGGAGCAACCTGAGTTTAGCGACTCAGATATGGCCGCGGTAATGATAGAGTAAAGGTAATTTAGTCGACCTCTACAGGCTTAGTCCCTCTGTACACCACTATCATCGTGCATCATGCTGTGAAGAGATGCTTTATAATGGGTAAGTGCTGAGCTTCAAACTTTTTTATTTTAAAGAACATTAAACGAAAATAATATGTATTGGTATAAACTGTATAAAGAAATAAGATTGTGGTATATTTTCCGCAAAGTAGCCAAAGCTAATGAAGAATTCTTAGCTAATAACAATTTGCGAGTTGATTGGATCGGTAGGATCTATACCGTTCTTAATATGCCACCAGAAGTTTTGGCTTCTCCTGAAATAGCTCAAGAAGGTTGGGTATTTCAACAACTTCCAAAAATGACCAAAGTTTTAATGGAAATGGGTATTGCTGAAGCAGCCTTTCCTTCTATGGAAAAAATAGAAGGCACTGATGGCTTTTTAGTTGTCTTATGGCCAGAATTCGATAGACTTTCTTTTTGGTCTATTCTAGGTCACACTGTTTTGACTACAGTTATCATCATCCTTGCAAAATTAGGATTTAACTTAGCTGCCAATCATTGGGAAGCTATTAGTCAAATGTGTTCTAACACCTGGAATTACATTTTTTAATGCAAACAATTAATAGAAGAGAAATTGGTGGCTTAAGGTTTTATGAAGTCTCAGACGACAATAAAATCATTGGCTTATTTCCATCTATCACAACTGTATTAGGTCAAACAAAAGACCAATCAGGTTTAGATAAGTGGAAGAAAAGAGTTGGTGAATCTGAAGCCAATCGAATTTCGACTCTGTCTATGAATAGAGGAACAGTAATGCATCGCTTACTTGAACTTTACAAACCAATTCCGGGTACTCAACAGGAAAAACTAGCAGATCTTAAAATATTAGCAGCAACTGATCATGAGGTCAATCAATTCAAAGATCATGAATCTGGTGAATTGTTTTTGTCCGAGGGTTGGAAATTCTTTATGAAGTTTTGGTATAATTCATCTAGAACTTTATCCAGAGTCGAAGAGGTCTTAACAGCCGAAGAATTCTTATGGACTGCTAGAATGGGTGGTTATGCTGGTACAGTTGATAATGTTTCCAAGACATTTGACAAAGGTGTTTTGATTATTGACTACAAAAACAGTCGTAGACCAAAAGAAGAGCAATGGATCCAAGATTACTTTATGCAAGGATCTGCCTATTACATTGCTTATTGGGACAGGACTGGAATTAAACCAAATGGGGTTGAAATTTGGATAGCAAACGAAGAGGATGCTATACCCCAAGTATTTTCTTTAGATGACTCTGATGTTAAGTTTTATTTTAAAGAATTTGTTAAACGCCTAAAACAATTCCACTTTCAACGTGGTACGAATATATAGAAAAACAAAACCATAAATTATGAATAAATTAAACGATTTCGTAACAAAACATTTTACTAAGATTGTAGTAATTATGTTAGTAGTATTATTCTTTAGATCTTGCGGAGACGGAGGAACTAAAGGTTTAAACAAACGTATTGACACTTTGACTGAAAAGGTTGAAGTTCTTGAAAACAAGATCGATGCTAGAGCAACCACAACTGATTTAATGATCGAAGGCCTAAAAGCTGAAAAGAGAATGATTCAGTCAACTGACAGAAAAATGTTAGATGTAACTAGACAAAGCGTTATTGATACTGAAATAGAAAAATTAGAGAAGTCTAAATAATAATGGCTAAAGTAGTCAAATCGAGAGGATTAGGCGACGATATTGCTAAATTTACATCAGCAACTGGAATTGATAAGTTAGCTGAAAAATTAGCAAAGTTGGCTGGTGCTAATGATTGTGGCTGCGATGGCAGACAAGACAATTTAAATAAGTTGTTTCCAAAAAAGACAAAGAAAAAATGAATCAAAGTAAATTAGTAAATAGATTTGTAATAGGTACTTTTGTTACCTTATACCTGTTGGTTTCTACCATCTCAACAATTCACGTTATTGACTTCTTCGCGATGTCAAATCCATATTGGTTAGCAGTTACATTAGCAATTGCCTTTGAAGTTGGTGCAGCAGCATCTTTAGCTTCGTTAGTAGTTTTAGATAAAATGAACAAGGGTTTGATCTGGGCATTGTTTATCACTATTACTTTGATGCAAATGCAAGGAAACATGTACTACGCATTTAAGAATCTTAATAACTACCAATCATGGGTAGAATTATTTAACTTAGTTGATGAGGATCCTTTATACCAAAAAAGAATCTTATCATTTGTGTCTGGTGCTATCTTACCTTTGGTTGCTTTAGGATTTATTAAGTCATTGGTTGATTATATCAAACCTAGTGAAGAAAAACCTGCAATTGCTATAGAAGAGAATGTAGAATCAATGAGAGAGTTAGTTAAAGCTTATGATGATTTAGCTGAAGAAATGAAAGATTGGGAAGAAGCTTCATTGACAGATTTTGTTGATGAGTGGGAAGAATCTACATTGACAGATTTACAAGATCTTGTTGAAGAAAAAACAGAGATCGAAGAAGAAAAAGCAGAGATCGAAGAAATGATTGAAACAGAATCAGCAACTGAAGAGGTTTTAGAAGAAAGAATTGAAGAAGTTTTAGAAAGAGAAGAATCATTAGAATCTAAGATCGAAGAAGTAACTGAAGATATGACTAACGATTATATTTTTGGAAAGCAAATCTATCAAGATGCTATTAATAAAACAGCCAGAGCAAATGCTATTCTTAATGCTAGAAAATCTAAGATTGAGGATCCAATTGCCAAAGAAGAATCTATCATAGAAGAATCACCATCAGAAAGAGAAATAAGAACCAATAAAATAAGTTCAACAGGTGCAAGAAGACCTAGTGGTGGATCAGTTGGAATGTACTAATACATTTGTTATTCCAGATGATTTTATTCTACAAAGCCTTTATATTTCTAATCAATTAGAAAAGAGTGCTTTTTTAGAAATAGTCAAAGAAAATAGTAGATTTGTTGCAGATAATTTATATCACATCGCAAATGATATAAAAACCAGACAACAGATCATAATCTATGATGGTGAATTACCGTATTTCTTTGAAGCTACTATTAATACTGAAACAGCATATATTGGTCAAGCAAGATACCAAGCACAAAGAGTTTATTTTACAAAGAAGTTATTAACCAGAGGACCTAAATACAAAATTAAAGTTAGAATAGAAGGCAAAGGATTTGATGTTAATCAAACCTATTTTACAACTACTTATGAATCTAGCAATCCAGTTTTAATCACAAGAAAGATCAATTCACTATTAGAATACTTAAATTCAGGTAAACATTTAGATTTTATCCCGAAACAAATTCAAAGTTAATCATATAAAGTAATACATTTAAACTATATAATATGTCACAAGAACAAACAACACAAGAAGCACCAGTAGCTGTAATGACTGATGGTCAAGCAATTCACTTATTGATCCAAGGAGTTAAAGCAGCTCAATCTAAAGGTGGAATCTACACATTAAACGATGCAGCTCTTTTAAACAAAGCAGTTGAGCATTTTGATTTTATCTTTAAGGCTACTGAAGCCGAACAAGCTGAACCAGAACAAGCTGAATCAGTAGAAAAGTAAAAATACTTCACTTTTTCTTAAGCTTACTAGATACATATAGTAAGTCAAAAATAATTTTTAGATTATGGAACAAAGCGCATCAAAAATAGACGTATTTTTATCTCTATTCAAGGATTTTGATTTAACAGTTACATACAGAGATGGACACTCTATTCCCAATTTTGAAAAAGAGGCTCTAGAAATTGAAAGAAATAATGTAAAGATTAAAAAAGATCTTGAAAAAGCTTTGAAAAGAGCACAAGAAGATTATTCTCTCGCAAGAAAAATGTTTAAAACTGGTAAGGTTACCAAAGAAGAACTTATAGACTTTGAATGGAGAATATTTGAGCTTAAAGAACAAATTAACCAAATTGATCAAGGTGAGTATTAATACTCACCTTTTTTATTTTACGAAAGTACCATATTTGTATAGACTGTTACGATAGATATGTAGAAGAGAAGATCTTCTAAAAATTAAAACATTAAAAATGTTTACTACACTTAAACTTGATTCTACTGGCGAAAACGTTAGACACTTACAAAGCTTTTTAAAACTTAAAGTGGATGGTGATTTTGGCTCAAATACTGAAAAGGCTGTTAAAGAATGGCAAAAGAAAAAAGGTTTGCTTGATGATGGTATTGTTGGTCCTAAAACTTGGGCAGCAATGGGTCTTAAAGATACGTTATTAACAACAGATCAATCTGAAAAATCATATAAAACAACAGATGGACTCGTTATTAATAAGTTTAGACTAAGTGCTAATGAGTATATGCCAGGTCCAACTAAAAAAGAATATATTTTTATACACCACACAGCTGGTTGGAATGATCCTTATAAAACCATCACAGACTGGGAAAAAGATGATCGCGGTAGAGTAGGAACACAATATGTTATTGGTGGACCAAATGTTAAGAACGGGGATTTAACATTTGATGGTACGGTGGTAGAATGTTTTGATGACAAGGCATACGCTGGTCATTTAGGTGCAGTTAACTCTCATTATATGCACACTCACTCAGTTGGCATTGAAATCTGTAACTTTGGGTTCTTAAAGCCATCAGGTGCAGGTTATATTACTTATACTGGTCAAATCGTAGATGAAGATCAAGTTACTGATTTAGGCTATGAGTTTAGAAGTTACAGATACTGGCACAAATACTCAGATGCACAATTAGCTAATCTTAAAAAACTAATTAGACATATTGCAAAGATGCATAATATTGATATGACAAAGGGTCTTTTAGACAGATTAGAAGAAATGGAAGAGGATGAAGCATTTGAATATGATATTAATATCTCAAATGGTAATGTCAAAGGAATCCTAAGTCATACTAATGTTAGAAAGGACAAAATGGATGTTTATCCTTGTCCAAGGCTTATTGCAATGCTTAGAAATCTATAATTTGAAACTTTCATTGTTTGGTGTATACAATCTAAACAATGAAACGTATATTGATGTTGTTGATGCTTTTGGTCTCCTTAGCTACAGCAAATGCAAAATGTGATTGGAGTTCACTCAAGCTTCAACAATGGAATAATCGTAATGTTTATAAATGGTATGTAAGCGGCAAAGTATTAGATGATACTTGTGTTGATTACAGGTTTATGATTTACGATTTTCAAACCAAGAAAACCGATACTGTATTTGATAACAGAGGTATTTGTGAAGTTCAATTTAACAAAAAGGGCAAATACAAAATGTATTTGAAAGTTTGGAACAGATGCAAAAAATGTGATACAGCTCTTTATCGTGAAGTAAACATCATCTATTTTCCAAAATGTACATTTACCTATGGCATGAGAAGTTCTAAAGGTAATAACTGCGCTGATAGTATGGTCGGTGAAATGAGTTTGGGACCTTGGATTAAAGGTGATACTTGTTGGCAGTGGTGGAATTATATTTACAATAGTAAAGAATTAAATGCCTTATCGCAAAGTGATTGGGATTCAATGTCAAATGAGCAATTATACAACTATTACGATTTTAACGATACGGGCATGATATTTTATCAAGGTCCTGCTAATTCAGCTCGTAGAATTGAATACAAATTTCCACGTGATGGAAAATACTTAGTGGTAACTCAATGGTATAACAAATGTTTAAGTCAAGATACATTCTTCTTTACGCGCATCACTGTTAAATGCAATAAAGTAACAAGCGTTGAGACACTTGCCAAAGGAGAACCTAAATTGATTGGTATATTTGATATGATGGGACGTCCAGTTAATAATGCCCGTGACAATGAGATAACTATCTACTTGTATGGTGATGGTACAACTCGCAAAATAGTTAGATTGAAAAACTAATTGTTCGTAACTTTTTAGAAAATAATTCAGCCCAAATTTTTTAGTTTGGGCTTTTTTATGTATATTAGCTGTATAATTAAAAGATAAATAACTTATGAAAGCAATAAAATCCTATCAACAATTTGTAAATGAGGCAAAAAGCACAGGCTTAATTTATACCATCTTAGATGCATTAGAACCAACTGTCTTAACTATGGTTAATGAAGTTGAAGCTTGGTTCATTAAAAAGTTTGAACGTCCTTTTTCTGATTTTGATAGAGAAATGACTCATCTTCAGGTTATAGCTGACTTAGTTAAATCAATTGAATATTATACAGAGCCAACAGATACTTTGCTTTCAATCACACCATCTACATCTCGTAAAGGTAACATTGAAATCTCTGCTCAAATTCAAAGAGGAACTGAAACATACAGTTTAAAGACAGAAGCTATTATTGCTGGTGGTTATAATATTCAACGAGCTCATTATCGTTACCTAACAAGCACAAAATTGCCAAGAACTGGCAGATCAGAAATCAGCAAAGAATACACTGAAAAGATCAAGAAAATGACCAAAGCTGAAAAGCTAAATTTCGAGATTGAGAATTTGGAAAGAGACATTACACGAGTTAAAGAAAAACTAGCTAAAAACAGTCCAATGACTGATGCTCAAATTGAACAAGAGCTAATCGATACTCAATATTGGGCTTATAAAGACAATCCAACATGGGACGAATTGATCAAAAGAGATGCTGCTAAAAACTATAATAACTCTGAAGAAGAATACAATGCAAGTATAGCAAAAAACAAAGCTGGTGGTATTGAATTCTGGAAAACACAAAACGTTCAATGGCCTACCACCAGATTGAAATCTTTGGAAAAAGATGTTATCAAGCTTAGAGGCAAATTAGAAGTAATAACTGCTTCAATCTAATTGTTCGTAACTTTTTAAGATCCGGGTGAATTTATTTTCATCCGGATTTTTTTATGTCAAATGTTTTGTGTATATTTACAGTATAATTAAAAGAAAGAAAATGCCACAGATATTTAAAGTAGGAGGATGTGTAAGGGACAAGTTTCTTGGATTAGAATCCAAAGATATAGATTTTACATTTGTATTGGATGACTTATCCGGATCAGTCCAGGAAGGTTTCGCAACAATGGAAGATCATCTTAAACAAGAAGGTTTTGAAGTGTTCTTGAGCACTCCAGACTGTTTTACTATTAGGGCTAAGTTTCCTAAAGGGCACCAATTTAGTGGCCTAGTGGCTGACTTTGTAATGGCTCGTAAAGAAGTTGGTTACATGGAAGGAACTCGTCAGCCTATTCTAGAACTTGGAACTCTGGCCGATGATTTACTTCGTCGAGATTTTACAGTCAATGCTTTAACTGAAGACATTGATGGAAACATTATTGATCTTTTTGGTGGTCAAGAGGACCTAAAACAAGGTTTGCTTAGAACACCGTTGCCTGCAAAAATGACTATGATGGATGATCCATTGAGAATCATGAGGGCTTTGAGGTTTAAAATCACTAAAGGATTTAGCATCCATGATGATATTTGGATGGCAATGATGCAACCTGAAATCTTAGAAAAATTAAGAACGACAGTTAGTGCTGAAAGAATTCGCGATGAGGTTTTCAAAATGATGAAGCATGACACTGTTGCAACTATCAAATTGCTACATTTAGTCGATGCTCAATCAATCCCAGGCTTTTTAGACTTGGTCTTTGATCGAGGCATGTGGTTAAAACCAACTTTTGAAAAGAAACAATAAGATAAGTTGTTATATAATTAAATAAAAACAAGTATTATATGGCAACTACAGCACAATTAATGGCAGCTCTTGAAAAATTAACCGCAGATGGTGAGAAATTTCCAGGCATGCCTTCAGTAAAAACTATTATTGAAAACTATATCAAAAAGAAATACCCTGAGTATGAACAATTTGATACAGCTGCTGAAAGAAAGAAATTCATCGATGACACTTATAAAGTGGTAGAACAAGAAGTTAAGATGCAAATTTATGTGGTTAAATCTACTTATGCTAATATAAAAGCTGGTATAACACAAGTACAAGATACTATTAAAGCTACTATTGCGAGTGCTGCTATTCCTTCGGTTTTACCAAATGCGGGCGGACCTTCATTACCAAATCCTTTAAGTACATTACAAGAAGCCAGTGCAAAAGTTAATCAAATGTTGGCTATCTTAAATAACTTAGTTAATCAATTTGTTGGCTTGTTAGGAGCAGCAATCAAAATTGAATTAACAGTACCAGATGCTGTAGTGGCTTTGATCGATATAATAGCAACACTAAGACAAGCTATTTTAGCAATCCCAAAAGTATAATCAAATAAAACATAATGGAAAGAAAACTAGCATCTGTACAGAGAATCGCTAGCATTAGACCAATTGAGGGTGCTGATGCTATCGAAGTGGCAAGAATCAACAACTGGGATGTTGTTGTTAAAAAGAACGAGTTTAAAGAAGGAGAACTTTGTGTTTACTTTGAAATTGATTCATTCTTACCAATCAGAGAAGAGTTTGAATTCTTACGTAAGAGCTCATTTAAAAAGATGGGTGACCAAGAAGGATTTCGCTTAAAGACTATTAGACTAAGAGGCCAAGTTTCTCAAGGTTTAGTAGTTCCTATTACTATCTTAAATGGTGATTACATTATTGGAATCTCTCAACAACCACACGGAGATCAATTACAATTAGGACCTTATGATGATGCTTTAGTAATCGAAGAAGGTGCAGATGTAACTGAATTGTTAGGCGTAGAGAAATATGAACCACCAATTCCAGCTGAATTGTCTGGTAAAGTCAAAGGTTACTTTCCATCATTTATTCATAAAACTGATGAAGAACGAGTTCAAAACTTGGTTAAAGAATATGCACAATGGAAAGAACAAGATCTGGACTTCTATGTGACTGAGAAATTAGATGGATCTTCAGCAACTTATTACTATAATAATGGTGTCTTTGGTGTATGTTCAAGAAACTTAGAACTAGCAGAACCTGAAGAATTTGTAGCAGGAATGGTAATGTGTGATGACGGTATCGAAAGACCACGTCAACAAAATTCATTTTGGAAAGTAGCTCAAGAATTAGGACTCAAAGAAAAGTTAGAAGCTTATGGTCGAAATATCTCTATTCAAGGCGAATTGATTGGTGAAGGGATCCAAGGAAATCCTTACAAAATCAAGGGACAAACTGTTAGATTCTTTAATGTATTTGATATTGATACACAAGAGTACTATGGTTTACCAATGTTCTTAGCAACTATGCAACATACTTTAAAATTGGAAACTGTACCAGTATTGGAATTTCCATGTAAGTTACCAGATACTATCGATGAATTATTGGCTTATGCTGATGCAAAATCAGTCCTAAATCCTAATTTCGATAGAGAAGGCGTAGTTATTAGAAGTTTGGATCGTAAGATTAGTTTTAAAGCTATTTCGAATAAGTTTTTAATGAATGAAAAGTAATGGATAACAGGAATATTTTAAAGGCATTGACATTTATCTTATCAGAAAGAGGCGTAGGTAAAACTGAATTGTTAAAAAGAGGTATTAGTAATTACGATCGACCTTTTATTTATGTGTGCATGAACAAAGAAGCTGGATTAGATGCATTTCATGGTAAACCAAACCCAAATGCTAAGTTGGTTGCAATAGACAGAATAGAAGAATTGATTGGCGAACACAAACCAGTTATTGTAGATCAAGAGGTTATCAGAAAGATCTGTGCAGATTCGTGGCTGTATATGTCCAAATTAGAATTGCTTATTAAACCATCTAATATCGATATATAACTTAAAATAAGTTAAATCAATGAAACATATTAAATTATTTGAAGATTTTTTAAATGAAGCAACTCCTTCTGAAATTATAAAAGATTTGGATAAAGTAAGACATGACTTGATTAAAAAAGTAGATGTATTAATTGCTAAAAAGAAAAAACTTTATTCTAATATAGATATTGAATCGCCGATGAGTGCTGATGAGAAAGAATTAGAGAAGGATATACAATCTATATTTTCACAAATCCAACAAATAATTCAACAAAAAAGAAAATTAAAAGAGTCGGTAAACGAAGCTGCAATAACATCTGATAAAATCAAACAATATTATTCTGCAATCTGTAAAGCTGAAGGCGTAGATGAAATTCCATTGAGATTCGAATCAGTTAAATTCGGTGGTGCATCAACTACATATAATCCAAAAACAAACAAAGCACTTTACATTTCTTTCGATGTTAGTAAAATGCACGATGCTGAATATGCTATTTTGCATGAATTAACACATCAAATAAAATTACAAACCGAAGGTGATCCATATCTTGGTAAAAAAGATCAATCTGCTAAATTTAAGAAATTAGAGAATGCCATGATTGATAAATACATGTACTCTAGTTATTCCAATATACTTTGGAAATAAAAAATTATAAAAATAAATTGATGAAAAATATTAGACTATTCGAACAATTTGTTAAGGATCTAGTCGAGAAAAAGGGCGACACATACAATTCAAGTTGTGCTATGTTGTACTTTGACTTTCCACAACTTGCAGAAATTCATTCCAAAATAGACGAAGAAGATCTTTACACCGAAGAAGAGGACAGAACATTTGGTTTAGAAGATGAACCGCATTGTACATTACTTTATGGTTTAGAAAACACAGTTACTCCAGATCAAATCGAACAAATAGTTAAGGGTATCAAATTTGGTAAGCTTAGACTTTACAATATGTCACTATTTGAAAATGGTAAGTATGATGTTTTAAAGTTTGATGTAGGCTATACTGATAAGAAATCTTCATTCTTGCATGATTGTAACGAAGAATTGACTAAGTTACCGTATAAGAGTGATTTCCCAGATTATCATCCTCACATGACAGTAGCATACTTAAAACCAGGAATGGGAGACAAATATACAATGGCATTTAAAAACGAAGAGCATGAGGTTTATCCTAATCACATCATTTTTAGTGAGCCAGATAATACCAAGACTCAAATTGCAATTGATACGCTTTTGCCACCAGACAAAGCCAGAATGGATTAATTCAAATTGTTCGTAACTTTATTAGATCCAGGTGAATTTATTTTCATCTGGATTTTTTTATGTCAAAAACTTTTTGTATATTTACAGTATAATCAAACAAACAACATGTATAAAGAAGAATTAAAAGCAGAAGCAATCAGAATTATCAAAGCAAATCCTGAACTTAAATCAGAAATACAAGAATTGTATTCGTTAGCCCTTTCAGAGATTGAAGAAGGTGGATCAGAATCACATGAATGTGATTTAGCTTATAATGATATGTTAGAACTTGAAAGAGAAGCATAATGATAAACAACTTAGATGTAATCAAACCATTATTAAACTTCGAAAAGAAGGGTGACTTTTACATGCTTTATGTTTTTAAGCGTAAAAAGGACCAACCTGAAGCCGAACGAGACAATCATCAATCAGTAAGAACTATTAAGTCTTATTGTATTGAAAGTATTGATCATTTAGAACGTAGATGGGATGAGATCAAACAATTGTGTGAGATGTTTAAAGCTCGTGCTTATATTCATGTTCAAAAACAAAATCACTTTGATGTTAGTTTAAACATGATGGTTGCACTTGCTCAGAGAATTCAAGATGGTAACACAAATCAAAAAGGTTTGTTTGATTCAGTTGTTGGTCAGATCAAGACTCAAGAAAAACGTTGGATTGTTGACATTGATACCAAAGATGAGTCATTTAATAGAGAAATTCAATTATTCATTAATACTCAGTGTCTGCCATTTGGAATGAAGATTATTGCTAATATTCCAACTAAAAATGGGGTTCATTTAATCACTGAACGCTTTGATGTTAAGACTTTTAGTGAAAAGTATCCAGAGATTGACATCCAAAAGAAGAATCCAACCCTATTATATTACCCAAACAGTTTAGACTATGAAGAAGACATTAATGCTTTTGTTAATATTAGCGTTTACTAGTTGCGAAAAGGATCAGATTATTGTACCAAAGCAAATAGCAACTGAAACAAGCATCAAAGAAACAAAGAAGCCCAAGAAAAAACTTGGGTTTTTTAAACGATTGAAGGCCAGAAGGTTAGCAAAAAAAGCTAAAAATGTTCGCAAGTAAATTTTTTTATGTCAAAACTTATTAGTATATTAGCTCTATAATTAAAAGATAAAGATATGGAAAATACATTAGAACAAACCAAAAAATACTACTTCCAAGGAATTAGATGGGTACCAGGATATGACGATTTTGACTTTGATGATTGCGAAGTTGATGCAGTTGATGAGAAATCAGCATGGGATAAATTATTCCAATTTACAAAAAAATGGACGTGGAAGAGAGTAAGTTTAACACACATTGATAACATTAAAATAGTTTAAGATGAAAATAACTTTAGAAAAAGGACAAAGGGTTTTCTTTACTAGTGATACTCA